CTACACTTGGTCAGACCCCACCGTACAGATGGACTGACCTCGACTCCCCGTTGGGCTTACTTCTGCCCTTCGCGACGCTGCGGGCGTTCGGGATGCCGAACCCGATGAGCTCTCCGAAAGCCCAGCCCTTGACAAGCTCCGATTGCGCGTACTTGTTGAAGGGCTCGGAGAAGAGCTCGATGCGGATTCCCATCTCGCCGAGGTACTCGGAACCAGTCACCGCGTAGAACGATCCAGCGATGACCACTTCCTCGACACCAGTGCCTGCGGTCGTGATGATCTGAGCGTTCAGGACGTTCCCGATGTAGCCAGCGAGGATGAGCTCCCTCTCGGTGACCGGGTCGACTGCCGTGGACATCGTCTTCACGATGTCGGACAGCTCGGCACGGGCGATGAGGAACTTCTCCACGATGAGGCGGTGTTGCTCGACCTGGAAGCGGACGTCCTCGAACGCCGCGATTCCGAGTGTTGCAAACAGCGTGACGCTGTTCACCGTCTGTGCTGCGCGATCGAGAAGTGCCAGACCTCGCTTGTCCTCGTTCAGCTCGATTTCCTGCCGTGCGGTGTCCTGGGCTCGATCCAGGACATCGTAGTTCATCTGATAGATCTCTTCGATGTCCACCGTTGGGAACGAAGTGACCTTGAACTCGCTCGGTTGGATGTACTTGCCGTAGAGGCGCGACTCGAGAGACTGGCCATCTTGTCCAACGACCCAAGCCGACGCACGGACGTCTTTCGCGATGCGGAAGAGCTCTCCTTGCGCTAGTGGCCTGGTGCGGTAGACCTTTCTGGCCCAGCCTTCGTAGTCAACGATGTCCTTGATTGGCAGCAGGAGCTCCTGGCCGACGATGGCAAAGCCTTCGCCAGTAGGATCTTGCATGGCGGCCGCGAGGACCTGCATGCGAGCCTGCTTGTCCATCTTGGACTCTGCAGTCTTGAAGAACTCCCGGGCTCCGGCAGTCTTCGTGACGTTCTGCAGAAGGTGTGCGATCTGCGTGAGGGCGTCCCGATTGTCTTGCGCATTGATCTGCCCAGTCTTGTCGAACATGCGCTGACCGGAGCCCAAAGCTGCCTGCACCGAGGAACGCCATCCTCCGAACCCTTGCGGGTTGAACTCACCGTTGTCACCAACGAAACGTTGCCCCTGAGGAGAAACGTTGGCGCGTGGCTGCGCGGTGGGAGCCTGCCTTGCGGCAGTTCTCGGATCTGGACGTTGAGGTGCGGGACGACCGCCAGGTTGGAAGGTTGGAAGCTGAGGCATGCGACCCTGAGGAGCAGGTGCCGCACCCGCAGCCCGACGAACGTACGGGTTGTTGGGATGTGCCATTTCTGTTCTCCTGAGGATCACGAATGCCCCGGCGAGACGATGCCCAGGAATGGGTCATCGGCCGACGGAAGCTGAAACACCTTCGCGAATGGTGGACGTCCACCTGCTTGGTTGGTGAGGATGCCTGCCTTGCCGGAGGCAGCGTCGCCGACGTACAGTTGCTGTCCGATCGTGTAGGTCTGGGCCGGATCGTACACGCACGTGAACAGAAGCGTCCAGTTCGTGATGATCGAGATTCGTCCTTGGGCTTGGGTGACCTCGTCCAAGAAGTTCCAGAAGTTGCGCCCCTGGAAGTCCAGATCTGCGTTCGGAATGTACCACTGATACGTGACGTACACTGTCGAACCCGACGGAATCGTGCTTGCGACGGTGCGAACGATGGTGCCGTTCACGTAGTTGACGACGTAGTCTGCGCCTGCGCCTTCGGTATACGTGGTTGCACCGGCAACGCCGGTTGGCTGATTCGAGACGCGAACGAATCCTGGTCCTGGCGATCCGAAGAGATTGCTGTGAGCAAGGTTGTTGGCAACCGTGCCCGTGAGCACTTGAGGCTCGTCGGTCGTGTCCGAGACCAGCTGCTGCGTCTTGTTCCACTTGGCAAAGCCGAATGGAACGTTGATGGGTGCTGCGCCCAAGCCGTCACAGACGTTGAACCACCCATTGGCTTCCTGTGCAAGCACTTGGCCTGCGATGAAGGAGCTGCTTGGATCGGCGACATACACCCCGATGTTGGTGTTGATCTGCGAACGGCGCAGGTCGATACCGACCGGGAAGATGTCCGACTGGAACGCTTGAAGCTGCGGATCATACGGATTGAGAGTACTCGTTGTCATTGCTATCACCTCCTTTCCGAGACTGTAATCACCGAGTCAGTCGCTGGGAG